CAATTAATAGGATATACTAAAGCTAGGTCTGAGGGGTTTACTGCTGAAAAAAATGATAAGCTAGTAGCGATAGCACCGCAAAGAATGAAAAATAACGGATATAACAAACCAAGATAACTATGAGCTATGTACTATTTATATCAGAGGCTAAATTAAAGGACTCTACAGCAATTAATCTTAATGTGGATGTAGACCTACTACTTCCTTATGTACGTCAAGCACAGAAGCTGTGGTGTGAAACACGTCTTGGTACAGACTTAAATCAAAAGCTTAAAGACTTAATAGTTGCAGGAACAGTTGGAGCAGTAGGTAATGAAGCTTACAAGACTTTGCTAGATGATTATATAGGAGATTTTTTGCCAATAATGGCAATGTACCACGCTATACCATTTCTTAGATTTAAGGTAGAAAATGGAAACATCTACTCAAAGACTTCTGAAACAGGAACGGCTTTAAGTACAGAAGAAGCACAACATTTGCGTGAAGAGTGCAAAAATACTGGAGAATATTATTTAGAAAGAATGATAGACTACATTTGTAATAACAATTCTTTATTTCCTGAATACAGTACGAACTCAGGTTCAGACGTAGATCCTGATAGAAATGCATACTATAATGGAATGAATCTTGAAAGACCAACTCAACAAGGAACTAGACTTACTTTAAGAAACTTCTTAAGCTCATCAGATTACTCATAATGAAGAAACACTACAAGACAAAACCAATTAATATTACAAAACTAAAGACATACTTAAAAGATGCCAATAAAACAGATAGCAAAGGAAACACTAGAGGTAGTGGGAGTAAATGCAACAATACTAAGCGTAACAACCTTTACTAATATAGAAGTAGCTTTAAAAATAATCTTATTACTTGTGTCTATAATCTATACTGTGGACAAGTGGTGGTTTCATAAAAAGAATAGATGAAACTTGATTAACCTACTTCTTATACGAGATACCTTTACAGATAAAAGTACTTTAGGGGAATTATTTGTAAATGGGGAAAGAATATGTGATACCCTTGAGAATCCTTGGCAAGATAATCAAAGAAACATAAGTTGCATTCCTGAAGGTCAATACCCTGTAAGACTTAGACTAGCTAGAGAATCAGCTTCAAGGGACTATTTACATCTATTAGTTCAAGACGTTCCTAATAGAGATTGGATATTATTTCATAGAGGCAATACAGCTAAAGATACAAGTGGTTGTATTCTAGTAGGACTAGGAAGCCAACAGGACGCTGTTAATAACTCTACGTTAGCTATGGACTTATTAATCAAAGAAGTAATACATTTGGGAGGTGAAAATATTAACTTAATAATTAAAAATAAATAATATGAAAAAGTTTTTTCAAAAGTATCTTATTGGACAGATGTTAAAGTCTAAGAAGTTTTGGTATGCAATCAGTTCAGTAGTAGTTCCTGCAATAGTTACATATTTAGGAGTAGACCCTGCAACTGCAACAGAATTGTATCACGCTATCTTAGTTCTTATTGTTGGACAAGGAATTGCTGACGTTGCTAAAAAATAACCGATACAGATTAAAGCCTAACGAGATAGCCGTTATTCAGGAAATGAGGAAGTCAGAGGTTAGAAACATTCTAGTCATTGGCGACCTTCACGAACCATTCTGTTTAGACGGCTACCTTGAGTGGTGTAAAGAACAATACAAAGTTCATAATTGTAATCAAGTTATTTTCATTGGAGATATTATTGATGCACACGGATTTTCTTATCACGAGCCTGATCCTGATGGTATGTCTTCAGGACTAGAACTTGAAACTGCTATAAAAAAGATAGCTAAGTGGTATGAAGCTTTCCCTTACGCAGATGTTATGATAGGTAATCACGATAGAATGGCAAGCCGTAAGGCTATGTCAGGTGGAATACCTGCGGCTTGGATAAGGTCTTACAATGAAGTCTTAGGAACTCCTAATTGGAATTGGTGCGAGTCTGTTATATATGATGACGTACTTTACGAACACGGAGAAGGAGGTCAAGCAGCAGCTAAGGCTAAGAATAACCTGATGTCATCTGTTTGTGGTCATACCCATACGTTAGCTTATACTCAATGGTTCGTAGGAAAACGCTTTAAAGTATTTGGTATGCAAGTTGGATGTGGTGTAGACAGTTCTACATATGCCGCAGCTTATGCTCGCAATTTTAAGAAGCAATCAATTTCTTGTAGTGTAGTATTGAACAACGGAACTCTACCAATCAATCTTTTAATGCCTTTATAGGTATACCCTTTAGCCGTTTTAGGCACTTTCTTTTCTTTTTAATACTAATATACTAGACAAGCTATAGAGTTTGCCCTAGATGTAAACACCTAAATTGTTAATAACTTTGTAAATATTCTTGTTTATAATTGTGTGAATAACTTAAAAAGTGTACATTTGCAGTATGAAAACACTACAAAACATATACGAACTACAACAGTTAAGCAATCACAACTTGAAAGAAATCTCATTTGAGCTAGACAGATTACTTACTTCTGAGAATACTATAGACTACAATTACAGTAATAAGACAGATTTAGTATGTGGCATATATACTTCATTAGAGAGCGAAGGAATAGATGATGAGACAGATATGATAGACTACTTAATAGGATTGGTTAGGGATGGTTCTATGGAGCTAGAGAATCACTAAAACAAAATAATAAATTAATCAGGGGGTGTAAAAACCCCCACAATACAATTAAGATGAAAAACTTTAAGATTACAAATTTAAAAAGCAAAGTCGTTTACTTGCTTAATGAAAAAGAAAAAGAAAATTTCTTTACTAAAAATGCTTATCAAAAAAACGGGTATGTACAATATGATATAATAGATTTAACAAGACAAAGAAAAGAAAGCAAGATTAAGTTCTACAATAATATACTTTTCACACTTGGTTCTTTTATCGTATTTTACATTCTAATTTTTGCAATGTGTTATACTTTTTCTTTTATTGACTCTTTAATATTTTAATATGACTAGACAAGACGCAGAATACTTAGAAGACACTACTTACATAGATTACAACGAGCCTTGCTACTCTAAGTTTATGGGCTATCAATTAGACAATAAGAAAGTAATTGCTCAAGAATGGCTTTTAAAACCTCAATACTTATCTACAGGAATTAATACTTATGATAGAAAGTCAGGACACTTTAGTAATGACTTGAGTAATAATGGTAGATCAGTAATTGTAATAGGAACGGAACTACAGACTTTCAGGAAGTTTGAAGAAATGCTAAAGACTTACGGTTGGCAAACTCAAGATAGCTGGCAAGTAGAATTGAAGCCTCAATATTTAGAATACTATAAAGAAAATAATAACTCACCAATAATAATAAATTTAAAATAAAATGAATCTAGAAAAATTAAAAATCCAAATACCTTTTAAATGGAGGGTACAATCAGCAAATCAATACGGAGCTTCTTGTGTAGCTTATATAGATGCAAGAGATTGTCAAGACATATTAGACCAAGTTTGTGGTCAGGAAAATTGGCAGACTATATACTACGAAAGTGCTGGTTTATTATTCTGTAAAGTAGGAATAAAAATTGAAGAAGATGAATGGGTATGGAAGTCTGATACAGGTTCAGAATCCAATGTAGAGAAAAACAAAGGACACGTTTCAGATGCTTTTAAAAGAGCTTGTGTGAATTGGGGGATAGGAAGATTCCTTTACAGTATGACTATTGTGAAGCTACCTGTAAAAGAAAAAAATGGTAGGTTTTCACCTTACTCAGCTAAGACAGGTAAGTTCATCTATGGAGATGACATAACAAAATGGTGTAACTCAATTAGTAACAAATAATTTAACCGAGAAAAGTCCTACTCACTATCATAGGCGAAATATATAATGGATGTAAAAGGAAAATTAGTAAAGAAGTTAGACGTAGAAAGCGGAATCTCAAAGTCTGAAAAAGTTTGGAAAAAACAAACTGTAGTAATTGATACTGGTGCAGAATATAATCCTGAAATAGCAGTAACAGCTTTTGGAGATGACAAGCTAAAGGACTTAAATAAACTATCAGTAGGAGATGAAGTTATGATTAAGTGTAATGTATCGTCAAGAGAATACAACGGAAGGTACTTCCACAACATAGATGGGTATTGGTTTGCAAAAACTACACCTGAAACAGCTATGCCTTCAGGTAATATCTTAGACAATAAAGATACAATGATGAACGGAGATAATGATTTACCTTTCTAAGATGACACAAGAAGACAACTTTAAAAACTTATGCAACCTGACAACATCTTTGTTAGGCTTGCGTAAGGGTTCTTTAGCCTACAAAAGTAGAAAGCAAGAGCTTCAGGTGGCAAGATCAATAGCAAGTGTTATAGCTAGGAAAGAATATGAAATACCACATTCAACAATAGCAAAGGTTATTGGTAGAGATAGAACTTTAATATATCATTATGAGAAAAGGCATAAACATAACTATGCAACCTTTCCAAAATACAGAGATATTTTTAATAAAGTATTTAATGCTTTTCAAACTATAGAAGATTCTAAAAAGTCCTTCTTTGACTTACAACAGCTTAAAGACTATCTAAGAAAGAATGATGTTAGTCATAGTGCCAAGCACCAAGTTTCTATTAGGATTCAATCAGGTGAAGTAGGTACTGATATAAAAGTTTCTTTCAGGGACTTCTATAATCAATTAGAAAATGTTAAACTTGCACTTCAGAACTTTAAATATGAGATTGAGATAATTACCCTATGAAAGAGAAACCTAACTACTACGCAATACTATCAGCTGAAGTAAGATATGATAATAGGCTTAAGGCAAATACTAAATTAATGTATGCAGAGATAACAGCACTATGTGATATGAACTCTGAGTGCTTTGCAAGTAATAGTTATTTTTCTAATTTATATGGAAAAAGTAAAACATCTATCTCAAATTGGATAAGTGAATTAGTTAAATATAAATACATAAGCTTAAGGTTTACTTATAAAGAGGGTACTAAAGAAATAGACAATAGGTATATAAAAATAATTAAAGGGGGTATAGAAGAAAACTTGAATACCCCCTATAAGAAAACTGTAAAGAGTAATACTACAAGTAATAACAATACAAATAATAACATTAATATATCTAATAGGCGAGAAGATTTTGTTTCTGATGTTTTATCTTTTGATTATGATGAAAATATTTTAAATGGATTTATTGACTATTGGACAGAACCAAATAAATCAAATACCAAGATGAAATACGAATTAAACAAAACTTGGAAAACAGAATTAAGATTAAAGACTTGGGCAGCTAATAAAAAGAAATGGGATAAACCAAAGTCTAATCCAAAAAGTATGTCTAAGTTAGACGCACAAATTAATGAATGGCAAAAAGCAAAAGAATTATTATAATTATGCATCCAAAATTAGAACAATTTATAAAAGAAGATTTACTTGATGAATTACATCAATTAGAAGATTATCAATTATGTCCTGCTGATATATTAGATACTGTATATTTTTTTATACAGGATTTTGTTGATGATGAAGTCAATAGAAGACTAGATGAAATGGACGATACAATAAAAAAAATTGAATTATGATACCACTAAAAAAAGAAGAACTACAAACACTTACTGAAAAGGTTTTAGACTTATTAGGTAAAACATCAGTAGAAATAGGACACAGATCAGATGCTCAAACTCTAGCAAGTCTAAGTAAGATATTTGCATCAGACTTAATAGCAGAGAAAAGATTTGGCAATATGTCTTGGAATCAAATACTAGATGCTTTTCACATAGGCGTAAGGTTTGGAAAAGACGAACCATTCTTAAACATCAGAACTTTTTACAAGTGGGTGTATGCACATAAATTAAAAATTGATGATGCAACCTATCAAGTTAGGACATTAGGACAGCCTAAAGAAAAGACTCCTTATTATCAAGAACCTATAAAATTATTAAGATGAAGAAAGAAGAATTGTATGATCCAGAAAAGACAGGAAGTTTCCAAATGATGTTTGGATTTCCTCAACCTTATGTTTATGCAAACAGAAAATCAAGTAGTGGTATAAAAAAAGTTTATTATACTAAATTAAATAAATGATGAAAACAAAAGAAAAAGTAAAGCATTGGCTTAATAAATACCCAAGCCTAAGAGATGATGATAACAGACTATGTGCAAATATTTGGTCTGAAGAATTAATTGAAAAAGGTTTTGAAGTAAATCAATTCTTAATTGTTTATGCGTGTAGTAAATTAACTTCAGCTCCTAGCATTAAAAGAGCTAGGGCAAAGCTTCAGGAAGAAGAACCTAAATACAGAGGGGAGAAGTATAATTTAAGGAAGGGCATATTGCAAGATAAATGTAGAAAAGACTTAGGCTATGAAAACAACAATTAGTAAACTAAAAAAAGAGTTAGACAAATGGTTTAGTCTTTACATTAGACTTAGAGATGCTAATGAGTATGGAATGGTTC